GGGGCCTGTTCCATGCGAAACCTACAGCGGCTCGTTAACGGCTCGCCAGATCCCTAGCGCCCCCTGCGCCGGTACCACCCCGTTACCGAGGAGCCTCCGCTCTGCCGAGACCTTCAGCCCACTGCCGGTGACCCAGCCCTCCGGGAGGAGCATCATCCGCTCCATCTCACGGGTAGCCTCTTCCGGGGCCGGGCACCCTAGCGCCTGGTAGAGCGACTGCCCGTGACCGTTCCCGTTGCCGTGCTTGAGACGTTGGGTCTCTCTCCACGTCTCCCAGGACTCGGGGGAGTGCCCCCACCCCATGTCCACGACCGTCGGCGTAGGGAGAAGGTCGTCAGGGCGGGCCTGCACCGTCTCCGGCCGAGCGACGCCAGCCAGCGGGTCAAGACCGCCACCGCGCACGGCGGCCAGGAACACCCGGGCCCTGCGGTGACGGGCACCTACCTCCCAGGCCTCTGCCCTGCCCCACCGGACCGCGAACCCGTACCGCCCGAGCTCCGCGTCAATGGCCCTCCGGTACCTGAGGGCCTGTGGCACGTTCTCGATGACGAGCGCCCGGGCCCCGCTCAGGTGCCCGATCTCGGCGCACCGGAAGAACAGTCCGCTGCGGCTGCCTTGAATCCCGGCCCCGTGGCCGGCCCTGGACAGGTCCTGGCAAGGAAAGCCGAACGTGACGACGTCGGCCTGCACGGAGTCCAGGGCGAGTTCGCGGACGTCCTTGAACTGTGCCGCCTCGGGCCAGTGGGCGGCCAGAACGACCCTGGCCGGGCCGTAATTGTCGCAAACGGCGACCATTGCGGGGGTCTGGGCAGGCAGAGCCCGCGACAGGGCGAGCTCCAGGCCCCCATAGCCGGAGCAAAGTGATAGAACTCTCATGATTCCTCGCTGGTGGTGGTGGCGGTCAGGAGTAGAGCTCCCAGGCGGAGGCGTTGCCGCCCTGAGCCTCGAAGGTGAGGATTGCGGGCTTGGTGGAGTCCCCGGAGATGTTCGTCCACCAGTCGCTGCCGCGGTCTGCGCTCGGGCAGGAGATGATCCAGCGGGCGTCTCCTACCTGACGTACACCGAAGTTGTGCCAGTGCCCGTGGACCAGGATCCTGGCGTCGTAGAGGCCGCTCCTGCGGCCGAACGCGAGGTCCCGGAACCACGTAGGCACCTTGCTCTGCGAGCCCGCCAGATGGCCGTGTGTGAAGCCGATGCGAGTCCCGTCGGCGGCGTCAACGGTGACCGCCTCCTCCCACTTCTCGGGGCGGAAGAACTTCACGTGCTCGAAGCCCGGCCGGTCCTCGAGGATGTCCTCGATGTTCCTCGAGATCATGATGCCGAAGTCGTCGTCCGGGGCGTTGGCGCGGGAGTTCTTGCCCGTGCCAGTCCTCACGGCACAGTGGTTGGAGGGGACGGCCACGTAGTACATGGAGCTGCACAGCGGTGCGAACGTGCGCACCGCCTCGGCGTAGAGGCGCTGCACCACACGAATCTGGTCGGTTAGGCTCAGGTCGTTGGTCTGCGCCTGGCTGGCGACGTTCCAGAACCCCTCGGTCGAGTCACCGACGTCGGCGAGGATGATGCGCTTGTAGGGGCCTCGGAAAAGGATGTCGTCGGCGATGTCCTTGATCGCCCGGCGCACGAGTCGGACCGTGTCTTCGGTACCTCCCCCTGATTGGGCCTTCCCGGCCTGCAGGTCCGCCATGCAGACAATAAGTGTGTCGTCCTCGACGTTGGCCGATACCTGAGGGAGAAGAGGCTCCTGGAAGACCGGCTCCAGGTCCTCGTAGGACAGGCGCTTGGCCTCCTCCATCTCAAGAGTGCCGGGGCGGTACTCGATCTTCTCGTACGAGCCGTCGGCGAGGCGGACCGTCTTGCCGCGCTTCGTGATGGCGCCGACCGGGAGGTCGAAGAACTCGTCCCGGCTGAGCTCATCCCGGCTCTTGCGCTTCAGCGCTCGCCTATGACGGCGCACGGTCGCCTCAGAGGTGTTGAACTCCTCGGCCAGGTCGATGTTGGTCTTACGCTCGCGCTCGGGGAGCGCGTCATTGGCGATGATCGCCTCGTCCAGCGGGCTCACGGGTCTCCAATCTAGAGGTTGCTGGGAATTCTGAGGACAGTTTATCCCCGTCCCCAGCCTTTTCCACAAATCCTTACACACATTGAGACCTAAGTTGCCTAGATCACGTACTGAAACTTGTGGGGGTATTGCCCCCGCCTCACCGCTGCCGTACAGTCGACGTAGGCCGAGATACGGCCAACCCAGCAGATAGGGACCACCGTGAAGAAACAGCACGAGTACACGATCAACTCAACGGAAGACATCTCCAGAGCGCTGGCCGATGCCGAGAGCAACGGCTACGAGCTCACCCGCTACAACTCAGCCTTCTACCTCCGCGGGACTGCCGGCGAGCCCATCTCGGTAGATGACTCCCTGGCGAACCTCTACGTCACGGCCTACGGCCCTGCGCCGGTATGGGTCTCCGGGAAGGGTAATACGGCCGTTATCGCCGAGGAGTCCGCCGTTGTCTACGCAACCGAGAGAGGGGTCGTGGACGCTTACGACTCCGCCACCGTCTACGCCTACGGCAGTGCCATGGTGTCCGTCAACATGGAGGCGGCCGCGTATATCTCCTCAGATGACGTAGACGTGGACGCCTTCGACAGCTCGAAGGTATACCTCCCGGCCTCTGGAGTGGACGGTTCCTTGGCCTGGGTAAGGACGGAGGACGATGCGCAGGTCATCCGAGGGGGCGCCGTTCCTGAGGACCCCACCAACTGATAGGAGAATCCAATGACATCCCTCTCTACTAATCACCTAGCCTTCCCCGGCAACTTCAACCCGCTCACTGAGCGCCGCGTGTCCGCCCAGTCCTGGGCCAACGCCCTGCGCCCCTACCTCAGCTACGTGAGCACAGTGACGAAGGACGGCGCCCCCGTCGTCCTGGCGGAGAACGGCAACGACCTCGTCCTGACCCTCACTGAGTCTGACGAGAAACGCGGCCGCTGGCCCCTGTGGACTCTGGAGGTCTACTCCCGTCGAAGCCGCGTCGAGTACTCCTGCAAGGTCGGCAACCTCCTGGACGTGCTAGTCTCTCTCCTGCACGAGGTCTGACTCTCGGTTTCCCTTTAGGGAGTCGGCCTGCGCAGGCAAGGGCGCCACCAGAAACCCTCGGGATGACTACCCGGGGGTTTCTGTTGTCTAGATCACCCTCATAGATCTTGTGAGCCCTTCCCCCGCCACCTCACAATATGTAGGCTGGTCCCATCACCCGGCGACGGCACCCGCCGTCCCAGATAGGAGCAGTCATGAACATCATGGACCTGGAGAGGGTCGTGAGCCTGGCCAGGAAGGCCGCCCAAGGCTCGCACACGCCCTGCGGCCCGATAACGTGGGTCTGGGGCAAGGAGGACCTGAAGGGCCTCGTCAAGGCCATCCACGCCTCGCAGAAGGTCGTCATGGACCTGGAGACCACTGGTCTGGACGAGTACGCGGAGGCCGGGGGCGACACCAACGGCGGCTACCCGGCACGGATCGTCCTCGCCTCACTCACCCTCCCGAACGCTGAGCGCGCCGCGACCGGCGCCTACAACTGGCGCACCTTCGACGGCGAGCAGCCGATGACCTACCTCGTGCCCCTCTCCCACCCGGCCTCGCCGCTACTCGGCGCGTGGAGGAAGGTCATGGCGATTATCGGGCGCGAGATCAACCGCAGCGGGAAGCCCTTCGTCAACGCGAATATCAAGTTCGACGCCCGCTGGGTCTTCGCCCAGGCCGGCGTGGACCTGTCCGACCGCATCGAGTGGGACACGACCGTCTCGTCCCAGCTGGTGGACACCGAGGCCCGCACTCGCCTTAAGATCCGCGCCGCACGCGACTTCGGAATCGAGGAGTGGGATGACTTCGACCTCAGCACTCCCGGAGCCGCCGAGCAGATGGACCTGATCCAGCTCGGCGAGTACGCGGCGCGTGACACCTACTACACCTGGAAGATCGAGGAGGAGCACCGCGACCAGATGTTCCTCACCGGTGACGAGGAGCCCTTCGACTACGACGACATCCAGATGGCCCGCCTCGGCAAGGTCGCCACCTACGTCTCCATGCCGACTGTGAAGACCCTCACAAAGGTGGAGCAGCGGGGCTTCCTGCTCGACGTCGACTGGGTCCACGCCAAGATCGAGGAGATGGACGCCCTGCGCCTGAAGGCCTGTGAGGACATCCTCGGCCTGTACGGGACTGCCCCGGCACCGGCTCCGGCGAAGGACGGAGTAACCACGGCGGCCACGTCGAAGTGGTTCCAGGGCTTCGTGGCCCAGGCCATCGAGGCCGGAGACCTGCGCGTGACGGCCCGCACAGACTCCGGCAACTCTCAGTGGAACAAGGCGGTCCTCATCGCCCAGCAGCGCCAGGGCAGTCCCGCAGCCGACGCCCTGCTGCGTCACCGGGACGCGACGAAGACCCTGGAGTTCCTGCGCTCGTGGTTGGAGCTGTGTGACCCTAACAACGTGATCCACGCCACCTACAACGTAGGATTTGTCCGCACGGGAAGATTAAGCTGCGCCTCCCCGAACCTCCAGCAGTGTGCAAGCTCACTAAAACCGGCCTTCATCCCGCGTCCCGGGCATGTCCTGCTCGACCTCGACTACAGCCAGGTCGAGCTGCGCGTGGCGGCGTTCGTCTCCCGCTCGCAGCCGATGATCGAGGCGTTCCAGAGAGGTGATGATCTTCACAGACTCCTCGCCGCGAAGATCGCCGGCAAGGCGCCAGAGGACGTCACACCCCTGGAGCGCAAGCGGGCCAAGGCCGGCAACTTCGGCCTGCTCTACGGCATGAGCCCCGGCGGATTCCAGTCCTACGCCGCCACTGCCTATGACGTTTCTCTCACTTTGGCGGAGGCCCAGGCCGTCCACAGCGCATTCTTCGAGATGTGGGAAGGCATGCGACAGTGGCACGAGCGCGCCAAGCGTCGGGCCTACGAGCGTGGCTACGTGACGTCCCCCATAGGCCGCACGCAGTGGCTCAGCGACCTGTACTCGAAGAGCTCGTTCAAGTCCTCCCACGCCGAGCGCAACGCCCTCAACAGCCCCGTACAGGGATTCGGCTCGGACCTCATGCAGATGGCAGCTGCGTCGATCATGGGCACGCTGCCCGGCTACCCCCTTCCCAAGGTCGAGGGCGCGCACGTCGTGGCCACCGTGCACGACGAGATCTGCATCGAGGTCCCGGAGGACAGTTGGCAGGAGATCCTGATCGAGTGCAAGCGCCGGATGGAGGACGTGAACACGTTCCTCCGCCCTCTCGACTGTCAGATGGACGTCCCGATCGTGGCAGGCCCGTCGGCCGGCACCCGCTGGGGCGTGCACGACCTGCACGACGAGGACGACCCGCTCCCAACCCCCTGATTGAGACATGCGTCTCAAAACCTCAAAACCGGGAATACGCTGGAAACACTGGGGAAAGTCCCGTATTCCCACATTCTCGGAGACGTGCATCACACTTTCACCCTGCATACCCTGAGACATACGTCTCAAAACCCAGAAATCGGGAATACGCAGTGATTGCAACGTTTTAGCGCCTATTCCCAAATCCCTCAGAGATCTACATCACACTTTAGGAGACACCATGCGCAACGCACTTCGCACCTACCCCGCCCGCAAGGCCACGATCCAGGGCCGCCCCGCCGTCCAGGTCAGGGACACCAAGAACGAGATCGAGTACTGGGTCGAGATCACCGAGACGCCGGACGCCGGCGGCCGCTACCACGTCGTGAACCTTCTGTGCCGCCCGGACACGGGCGTTCGCTTCCCCGACAGCGTCCCCCACAGGACCCTCTGCGAAATCGCCGCAAACGTGCTTGAGAGGGCCGAGAAGCCCGCACGAGGGGGCAACGCCTACCGAGGGGCGCCCGTCGAGACCCTGCGAGCCATGATCGAGGAGGGCAAGACCCGTACCGACATCGCCAAGGAGCTTGGCCGCAGCGTCTACACCGTGGACTCCTGGCTGCGCCGCGCACGCCGCATCGACCCGACCTTCCCCGGCACGATGACGAAGGCGGGCAGCCGGCGCCCGGCCCGCAACCGGACCCCCTACACGAGGGGGCCGAAGGCCTCCTGAGACCCCTCACCGAAGGGCCCCAGCCGCGATGGCTGGGGCCCTTTTGTGTGCCCTGAATCACTCCCCGGCCGCCTGTACGCATGCTGAGACAAGTGTCCGCATAGTGAGACAAGTGATGCCGGTCACGCCCTTTCAGCCCTTCCGCAGCCTCCCGTCTCACATTCTGGGCACATGTATGCTGGTTGTATGGCGTCATACGTGTTGTCCCGCAAAGTTTGCACTTTTGCGCTATTGCTGGGGTTCATCGGCGTGTCGGACCGTATTCCCAAATCGGCCTGTGAGGAATATCCCACTTTTACAGGCCTATTCCGTGAACAACATCACCGTTTTGCTCTTGCAATACGCTCCAGAATTTGCCAGNNTGACGGAGTCAGGGGGGGAGGAGACCCGAGGGGCGCTCGTGTTGTGTGGGTAGTGGAATATATGTGTATATATGAGCCAGGTCACATCCGTTGCCGATGCCGTTTCCGCACCCGTTGCCGGTTCCGACCCGACCCCTCGCTCCGCTTCGCTGCGCTTCGGGGTCGGGTCTTTGAACCCCGGTTCGATCCGTGCCCGTCGCAAGCGCCGGGGAGCCTTCGCCCCTGCGGTGTCCGCGTGAAGGGCGCTGCGGCGCTGGGGCGCCGGTCGCCCACGCGTCCTCGCAGGTTCTTGGCTCCAGGCGGAGAGGCTTTCCTCGGGTCGCCGTGTTGAGGCTCGCTCCGCTTCGCTGCGCTCGGTCAACACGCCCGCCCCTCGGGCCTCTCAGCGACCTCGGGCTCCGGTGGCGGCCGCTTCAGGGCGCATCGTCCCCGTGCCGCCGGCCCTCGATCGTGAAGCCTGCTCGCACCTTCGTGCCGGGGAGAGGGCCGCACATGCCTCTCAGAGGCTGTGTAAGCGATTCTGACGGACTTTTACCCCGCCTCCGCACTCCCGGAGGGGTCCGGCCCTGGAAGGCTCTCAGAATGGCTTAGAACGCCTCTGAGGAATTCCGGCGCAGGCCGAGCACCTTCGTTCCGGGAGGAGCCTCGCCGCCGGCCGTAAAATGTGACGACGTTCACCCCAGGAATGCCCGCGTCGACTTGCACCGGGCCCTCGGAGGGTGTTTGATAGACCCATCACCGCCGAGGGAGCGAAACTCCCCGGACCGGCCGCCGCAATCCAGCGGCGGACCTGCGGCCCGACCTGAGGAACTAACCCGAGGCGCTGAGATACCCAGTCAGCTGGGAGGCTCTGCAAGCACGTGAGGGCCTGAGCGGACGGCGCCGCCGCGGGAACAAGACCAGCCCGAGGGTCGCTACGACAAGCTGGAACTCACTACAAGGCCGAGCAGGGCCCGGACAACTGAACCAACCACTCATTGATCGGGTGACGGAATGGACCTCCGAACCCCCTCGCACACCTGGCTCGTAGTCGGGGAGGGGTGACGGGTTGGAGTCTCTGAATAGTCCTGAAAGATGGGGGGTCCCGGGTTGAGAGACCCGAAGACCTTCGGTACCCCGCACGGATAGGTGACGGCTGACGGAGCGCTTCGGGGAGCGAAGCGGGCCTAGGGGGTTGACAGTGTCCCGGTACGCGGGGAGGAAGCGGCTCGCAAGAGCTACCTCGCTGAAAGCACCCTCGGGAAGAGCCTCGCGAACGGAGCCCTTCGAGAATGGCGTCACCACCGCCTGACTCGGAGGAGGACGCGACCCAGGAAGCCCTCGAGCGATGGGAACCGCCCCTCGGGGCCGGTTTGGCCTGTGGTGGGCCGGCCGGCGACGTACGCGGGAAACTGAGACAACTGATTCGCCCGGACGTCTCGTCAACGTCTCATGAGCCTTCGTAAAGAATGGACTTCCAGCCGCGGGACGCGGCAAAGCCGGCCACTTCGGCCCCAGAACCGCTTGAGGTTCTAATACCCTTCGGGTAGTGTATGCGGGGCATACACCCGACAGAGGAGATGACATGCCCCGCCCCAGCAAGGACAAGCTCGTTCCCTACGTGGACGACCGCCCAGACCTAGACCAGCGGTTCTCGCCGTTGGATGCCCCCACATCAATCGACTTCGGCCGGAAGCCGGGTAACCCTTCCAGCCCCCGTAAGGAAGTCAGGTTCACGATGAGGGAGGCTACCTGGGAGAGAGTCGTCCGACGGGCAGAGCGCCAGGGCCTGCAGCCCAGGATCGTCCTAGCGCGCCTCATGGAGGCGTACGGGAATCGCGAGCTAGATCTGGCTCCACACCCTTCGGGGATCAAGGTGACTCCCCATCGGACCACCTTCACCAATCCAGACAACCCCTCGAACCGGTGACCGGCTGACTACCGGTCACCGGTTTCAGGGCATCTACCACCATTGCCCCTACCCAGCAACTCACCCAGGACCATGAGCACAACTGAGAAGCACAACGCGGCCGTTGTGGAGGCCGCGCTCGACGCGTACCGCAGGGGGCTGACGCCCCTGCCTATCCCTCGGCACTCCAAGGCCCCCACGATGGCCGGCTGGACGAAGCTCCGCTGGCCGGACCCTACGACCGACACCGGCGAGGGCGAGGACGCCGTCCGCGCCGCCTTCGAGGCGTACACGGCCGGAGGCTCCACCAACCTGGGAGTCCTCCTCGGAGAGGCGTCCGGGGACCTCATCGACGTCGATCTCGACCACCCCGCCGCAGCGCGGCTGAAGTCGTACCTGCTGCCCTACACGGCGGCGGTGCACGGCCGGGAGACATCCCGAAAGTCGCACTACTGGTACCGCGCCAAGCCCGGCACCCTGCCGGCGACGAGGCGCCTGCGCATCCCGGACAAGTCGGGCCGTGGCTCCGGAGTGTCGGTCGAGATCCGAGGGAACGGCGCACAGACCATCGTGCCGCCATCGATCCACCCCGCCACGGCCGAGACCTACGAGTGGGAGGGCGAGCCCTGGGGCGGCGACGAAGGCCCTGCCGTCGTTGACGGCGCCGAGCTGCTCGCCCAGGTCATCCTCCTCGGCCTGTGCGCCGTCCTGCTCGACGCGTGGCCTGGCCCCGGCCAGCGCCACGACGCCTATGTCGCTCTCGCCGGCGGTCTCCTTCGTTACGGGGACTCGCAGACCGTGCACCCGTTCTGGGAGCGGAACGCCGGCCTCGTCATCCGTACCCTGGCGCTGGCCACCCGCGACGAGGACGGCGCCGAGCAGCGCGAGCGCGAGGCGATCTACACCACCAAGCGCCGCCTCCGGGAGGGCGGAGAGGCTACCGGCTTCACCCGCCTGGCCGAGTACATCGGGGAGGAGAGCGTGCAGATCGTCGAGCGGCTGGTTCGTGACGCCGAGGCCGTGGCCGGCTTCGTGCCGGACGTGGCCGGAGACGTTCCCGGCTGGCAGCCGCCGTGGGCTCGCCAGTGGGACGGCCTTAAGATCGAGCTCGATGAGAAGGCCCCGGCGCCCGAGTTCGCCGAGGCCGCGGATGCTGAGGGGCCCCGCTCGCTCGGAGCCCTCCTACCGGAGCACGGCGACGAGGGAGCGGGCGGAAGCCTGGACGTCGAGGAGGAAGACTCCGACGAGGACACCATCGAGAACCTCGACCCGCTGGACGCCCGGCCCTCGTCCTGGAGCCCCGTCGACCTGGAGCCCTACCTGACGGGCAAGCTGACCGTCCCGGACCCCGAGGTCTGCCGGCGTAACGACGGCGCCTGCCTGATGTACCGGGGACGCGTGAACATGCTCTTCGGGTCCTCCGAGTCGGCCAAGTCTTGGATCGCCATGGCGATCTGCCTGCAGGAGATCGAGGCCGGCGGCCGCGCCCTGTACCTCGACTTCGAGGACGAGCCGGTCCAGACCCTGAACCGCCTGCGCCTGCTCGGAGCGGTTGACGACGACCTCCGGGCCCAGTTCTCGTACATCCGTCCCGAGGGCCCGCTGGCCGACATGCAGCGCAACAAGTGGGGTAAGGACCAGCCGACCAAGTCCGGGGAGTTCGCCCAGGACCAGTTCGACATGGCCCTGACTTCCCTCGACCCGGACATCATCGTGGCCGACGGTATGACCGCTCTCTACGGCCTGCACGGCCTGGACGCGAACGACGCCGTAAGCACGGATGTCATCACGTCGTGGCTGAAGCGCCTCACGCGTAATGGGCGCTCGACCGTCATCATCATCGACCACCAGGCCAAGAGCGCCGCGAAGGGATCCATGCCTATCGGCTCCCAGCACAAGGTCGCCATGGTGCAGGGCACTCTGCTCCAGGTGTGGCCGATCAAGCAGCCCATGCCCGGTGATGTCGGTGAGATGGAGCTGGTCGTCCTGAAGGACCGGCCCGGCCAGGTCCGCGCCCACTCCCAGAAAACGGGCGGGTGCGGCAAGGCGCAGGTGGCCGGCGTGGTCACGCTCGACAGCCGTACTGAGGGGCGCTCGTCCCTCGTCATCACGCCTCCCCGGCGTACGCCGTCGGGCGGAGGCGGAGTCCTGAACGCCGATGGCGAGGACGTGAACGACGTCGAGAGGCGTGTCGAGCTTGACTTCACGGACATGTCCAAGATGATGGAGAAGATCGCCCAGCGCCAGGACGACGAGGACACGGTGATCGGGGCGTTCCGTGGAGAGGTCGGCATCCGGCTGAGCTCTCGGGATCTGTTCGACATCGTGGACCCGGATCTACCTAGGGGGCGGGCCAAGGCGGCCCTGGACCGGCTGATTGCTAGGGGCTGGATCATGGCTGCCGGCGGTCGCGGCGGGCGTCAGTACACGCTAATCGCCGTAGGAGAGGACGGCCCCGCGGAGCGGGACCTGGACGAGAGTAGTGACAAGGATGGAGGTGAGGTCTGAGGTGAGAGACTTCGACGATCTGCCCCTGCTGACGCCGGAGGAGGCGTTTGAGAGGGCATGGGAGGAGGGCGGATCGGCCCACCCCGTGTTCGACCGCGGGTACCGGATTCGGGACCTCAGCTCTTGGAAGGCAGTCGAGACCTTGCTCCGCCAGAACGACGTACCTGACATCACCGTCGCGTCATTCGGCCTGAAGCGGTTCGAGGAGATCCTTGACGCCATCGCCATGCTGCATGAGCGCGGCTGGCATCTCTGGCAGACGGCGACGAATGTCTACGTCGGCGGGGAGCGCCGGACCGTGCAGGCGATCCGAGCCCATTACAGGGGAGATTAGGCCGCTAATCGGCCCGATCTCAGCGGAACT